GCACCTAGTTCAGTTCATTATTCAGAGATAAAAGTAGAGGGTGACGTGGGTATTCTTTTACGTAATAATCCTAAACATAAATTTAGGACGTATTTTAGGAGCAAAACAGTTCCCGACGGATTTCATATGGAACTTGAGAACTTTTTGCAACAATATAGTAAATCAGCACATCCTACGGGAAGTTTGAAAAAGTGGCTTAAAACATCAGGTCCCGCTACATGGCGACTTCGCTATTTGGACGCTTGTTTTTTCATAGATTACGACAGTGAAGCCTTTTTGTCCGTACTCGCATTGAATTTTAGTGAGTATTTGGGCAAAACTTATAAAGTAGAACAGCGATAGATTTTTTGATAAATACTCTATTAATGGAGTGTTTACCATGGCTAAAATCGTAGAAGATGTACTAGTTATAAAGTTAAGTAAAATTGTTAAGGACAGTGACACAGATGAGTCAAAAATAGCTAGTCCTGAAGTTCAGGCAGCATTAGAACAAGTAGTACAAGAATTAGTTGGCAACTCTGTAGTTGTGGAAGTGATAGAAACATAATGTCACAAGCCACTACACTTATCCTGCTATCTCAAACTCCTTTTGGATCAGGTCCAAATATTACGGGCACCCGACAGCCCGCTGCTTCCTATTATTTAGGAAAAAGCGACTTACAAACACTTACTTGGAACTTTACTAATGTAACTGCTACAGTAGTTGTACAAGCAAGTTTGTCAGAGAATCCTACAAATTCAGATTGGTTCAATGTTTACACGTTAAGCCCTAGTTCAACTACTGAGTTAGGATACTATAATCTTTCTGGTAATTTTGTTTGGCTAAGAGTTAATATTACTAACTTTACAACAGGTGTAATTCAATCAATAAAGGTCAGCTATTAAATGACTACTAAAATGTTCTTTGAAGGTGGCAATGTAGTACCTGATGCCAAACCAATCACACGCAAAAATGTTCAGACTGTAGTTAAAAATCTACAAGGAATAATGCCTAAGGGTATTAATGTTTATCCTATAGGTAGTGCAGGTAAAAAAGATGTAAGCAGCGATATGGATGTTCTTATTGACGCAGCAGAATTAATGAAAATCTTTCCAGTAAAAGATTTAAAAACAGCAAGACAGGGTTTAGAGAATTACTTCAAAGAAAATGGATACTTTGCTGCACGTACTGGAGTAAGTGTGCATGTTGGTATACCTACAGGTGAAGGCGGTGATGTAACACAAGTAGACATTATGGCTGTAGAAAACGCAAGAGATGTAGTACCATTACATACACATGATTACAGCAAAGACGCTACTATGAAAGGTGGCACATTACATGGTATATGGGCTGATTTAACTAACATGAGTTCATTACCAGAACATCCTAGCTTAATGATGAGTCCATACAAAGGATTAGTGGATCGTCAAACTAAAGAATTGATTACAAGCAACAAAGACAAGATAGCAAAAATAATTATTGGACCTGAAGCAAGTGCTGAAGATATGGGTAGCGTACATTCTATTCTAGCAGCATTGAGAAGTAATCCAGAGAAATATAAAGCCATCAAAGATAAATGGGCACCTAACATTGAGATGAATGAAGATGTCCGTAGTTGGTTTAGATACACATTGAATTTATTAAAATGAAAATACAATCATTACTAGAAGCTGCAGGACAAGTAGGTCGCAAGTATCAACATGTTGAGGATCTAGTAATAGCCAACGGTAGCAATGGTGGATTACATGCAGTAGAACGTATGCGTGACATGGCACAAAATTATGGCACTATAGAATTAAAATGGGATGGTATGCCTGTTGTGTATTGGGGTCGTGATGATAATGGTACATTCTATATGATACCTAAAAATGCATGGCAATATTTAAAATCAGGCACAATGCAAACTAAAGCAGGTGCATCTACACTAACTAAAAGTCCACAAGATGTAATGAATTTTATATTAGGTACAGGCGGCGAAGCAGATGCTAGTCGTATGCAATTTGCAAAACAGTTTGCAAGTTTGTGGCCTTATTTTGAACAAATAAGTCCAGTACGAGGTTTTATAGAAGGTGGATTACTTTTTTATCCTGGTGCACCACCAGTATTAAATCAAAAAACAAACACATATGATTTTAAACCTAACATAACAACTTTTCATGTACCTGCAGACAGTGAATTAGGTAAGCGTATTGCGAACGCTAAAGTTATGGTTGCTGCTACTGGATATTATGATCAAATTGGAAGTGCTGAGGAAAAAAGATATGAAGATGCAGATCAACTTTCAACACAAGAAGTAATTGTTCAAGGTACAACATATGCTGAATCAATGCCGGGAGTAGACACAACTGGATTAGATAGACTTGAGCAATTCATAAGCACTAATGCACAAAAAATAGATAACTTTTTAGCACCAAAGCCAGGAATGAATAATCCAGGCGGAGAGTTATATAATTATCTAAATCAACATTTAAGAACATCAGGTTTAGTTAGAGATTTTCCAAATTGGGCACAGAACAATTTGAGTGCAAAGAAAGCACAAACAATGCTATCAGATAAAGCTGGTTACGAAGCAACATTGGGTGCAGTAGAAGCATTGACTAATGAAAAAATGAAAATAATACAGTCATTGAGTTTAGGATTGCATGGTGGTATAATGCAAACTAAACCAGAAGGCTATGCACAAGCACATCCTGAAATTAATTTCAAGTATGCATTGCCCGGACAGTTTTTAAAATTAATAGACCAACTTAATTGGCAACCGAGAAAATTATGACACAAAGAAATCAAGGCAAAACAGCAGTAGTGGGATGGGGTCGTGGTATGGGCCATAAAGGACATATGCTATTAGCCAGCGCAGTTATACATCAAGCAAAAGCCATTAATGCTACACCTATTTTTATTTTAAGTAGAACAAGTTTAATAGATCCTAGTACTGGAGATTTATGGGCTGATACTAAAAAAGTCAGAGCAACAAAAGATGATCCATTGACACCACAAGAAAAACTAGCAATCTATCAAAAAACATTCCCTGATAATGCAAAAATATTTACAGTAGCAGATGGTGAATCTGGGTCATTAAATGACGCATTGGCTAATTTAGCCAAACAGGGTTTTAGTAATATTGTTTTAGTTGTTGGTGCAGATCAGAAAGCAGCATTTCAATATCTAGTCAATCCAAGCAAAGATGGTTCTATACCTTATCAACAAATGGGTCTACAAAATCTATCTGTAATGAGTAGACAAGAAACACAAGCACCTGGTAGTGACATAGAGGGGCCAAGGGCAACTCCTATGCGTCAGGTTCTTTTAGATCCTAAAATTAGTAACGAACAAAAGTTTGCAGTATGGCGAGATGCTATGCCAGACGCACTAAGTGATAAGGAAGTGTTAGGTTTGATGAGAAAAGCGCAGCAACGTTTGGGTAGGGCAGAACAGGTTGCACCACCTAAACAACAAAAAATTAAAGAGTTTATACAACGTGTTCGCCCTATGCTGAAAGAAGCTAGTGTTGAAAAGAAATTAGAAGTTTTAAAATTTATTAAAGAAGCAATATCTACTAAAAACAAACCAAAAAAATATAAAGTTGAAGTAACTTTTGTAGATGGTAAAAAAGATTACGTAGAGATAGAACATACCGGTGAAGAACTTAGTTCTATTGCAAAATTAGCAAGTACACACCAACTAGTAAAAGACAAATTTCCCGACAAAGAGATTCGTTCTATTATGGATCCTTCAATAGAAGAAGATAGGTTTGATAATCAAAAAGAAACTGTGAGATTGCCTCCCGAAATGACCGGGCGTGATCCCTCAAAGCCATATGCAGATATAGGACCTTACACCATATCAATGCGAGGTGATGATGCCACCACACAACAAGATGCACGACATTTAGGTACAATTTTATCAAGTGTCCCTAATCCATTAACTAAAGCAGCTGGTATGGCCATGCGATATGCTGGGCAATATGACAAACTACCCACAGGTGAAAAAGTTGCTAGGGCAATAGATAGTGCTGGAACTCCTGACGAAATTAGTAGATATCTAAAAAAGAAGGCAGTAAAAGAACAAGGCAAAAAAATGAATCCTTTAAATAAACGATTTGAGCCTGAGGTTCCAAATGATGCAGAACTTGATTATCAAGGGTCCGAACGCGGTCGCTTTCCGCACTACTACGAGATCAGAGACGACGGCGCGGCTTTTGAATTAGAATTAGAGAATGGCAAAAAATATACTGTAGAGCCCGGACATCCTGAATGGGACACACTGTACAAACAACATTTTGATTTGCCAACTCCTAATGATGAAGTTGATTGGTATATTGGTAATAATCCCCTAGTTGAAATAGATGACCCATATAATTTACCTAATCGCCACAGCATGGACTATGGAATGCGCAAGACAATGATCCGACGTTTAGCTAAAGCTACAGATTATGATGTAAGTGATTTAAGTCTAGCAAGCGATGAGGAATTATCTGATTTATACAAAGAGGTATTCCCAGATGATTCAATAAACGAAGATTATCTAGACGAAAAATAATTTGCACCCCAAATCCTTATGTAAATAATATTACATTTTCATGAGGATAAAATGGCTAAGAAAAAACAAACACAAGAAGAAGCTACTATACCTGTAGAACAGGTCGTAGAAGCAATTCAAGAAATTCAAGAACAAGACGCTCCTGCAGCGCCTGCTCAAAATCAAGTACAAGTCAATGTAGACTTCTTAAAAACTACCCGTGTACACATAGCTATGCCATGCTATGGTGGTATGTTAACAGAGTCTACATTTATGAGTTTCATCAAATGGGCTAATACCGCACGTCAATTAGGAATTGATTGGACATTGGAAACAATGGTCAATGAAAGTCTAATCAGCCGCGCACGTAACACACTAACTGCTAAATTTCTAGACCAAGCAGAATCAACACACTTATTCTTTGTTGATGCTGATATTGGTTGGGAGCCATGGCATCTATTGGTATTGTTAAACCGTGACAAAGACGTTATTGGTGGACTTTATCCCATGAAGACTATGCCAATCAAGTGGGTAGTTAATGGATTTGAGGGTGCTGAAGAAGGTCCAGATGGACTACAAGAAGTTAGTAAAGCAGGTACGGGTTTCTTACTAATGAAGAAGCATGTATTTGAAAAGCTTAATGTTCACCCTGCAGTCAAGCAGTACAAGAACGATATCGGACTTGATCCAAAATATGATAAGTATCTAAAGACTTACTTTGATACCGCAGTTCGTCAAAATCGTTACTACAGCGAGGATTGGACTTTCTGTGAAAACTGGCGTGATCTAGGTGGTAAAGTTTACGTTGACAAACGTGTTCTACTACGTCACAGTGGTGCATATGTATTCTGTATGGAAAATCAACAGCACTTGTTGAACACAATTGGACCTATGTATGTACAAGAGCAGCAAGCACAAGCAGCACAACAAGCTGCCCAACAAGCAGCTCCAGTAGATGTTGGTCAACCTAAAACTGCAAAGAAAAGTAAAAAGACAGCATAAATTACACTGTCATTAAACACCAAGGGCTATAGCAGAACTCTGTTATAGCCCTTTTTTGATAAATACTGTATGAACCTCAAGGAACTAGCTAGTTTTAAACTGCATGATGCAGTGTTTTTTCATGACCAATTAAATCAAAAGATTTTTTTGGGGGATAAGATGCGCCCTGAAGTAAAAAATCAACTACTAATAATAGCAGAAGATTTTATAGATCATTTAGGGATTCCTCATTTAGAGATAGAAGATGTTACACTGTCTGGCTCAAATGCAGCGTATACATATACCAAACATAGTGATATAGACTTACATATTTTAGTAGATATGAGTAAATTAAATGACGATCTAATTTATAGAGAATTATTTGATGCCAAAAAAACAATTTATAATGACACACATAATATAAAAATTGGCGGGTATGACGTTGAATTATATGTTCAGGACTCAAATCAACCAGTAGTTAGCTTAGGTGAATATTCTGTAGTCAATGATAATTGGCTACGACTACCTAAAAAGCATCGTAGTAATTTAGATCAATCAGCAACCAAATTAAAATTTAATAAATTAGCTCATTTAGCAGAATTAGCAGTAAAGCATGAGGATGAAAAAAGAATAAAAACTCTGCTTAAAACAATTAAGAAATATAGACAAGCTGGACTTGACATACATGGTGAATTTGGGCCTGAAAATCTAGCGTTTAAAGCATTAAGATCAAAGGGTATCATTGGAAAATTATATGATAAGCTTAATCAACTGCACAGCGAGAAATTAAGTTTACCTGAGAATAATACTTACATTACTGACGAAGATTATGATCCAAATGGGCCTCCACCAGGACCAGAGTTTAAGCCTACAATGCCAAAGGGCACTGTTAAAGTAGACGTAAGTGATGTGTACGATTGGTATAAGTTAGGTCAACATATTAG